ATGTCGTTCGAGGGCGGGCGCAACACCGAGACGGACGATGAGTTCCGCGCCCGGTACTATGTTTCCACTGACTTCGCTGGCGGCGTCAACCTCGACGCCATCATCGCCGCGATCTATGAGAACGTAGAGGCTGTTATCGCTGTGACCGGCGAGGAAAACGATACCGACGAGACCAACGCCAGCGGGCTGCCGCCCCACTCCATCGAGCTGGTGGTGTACGGCGGGCTGGATGAGGAAATTGCTAAGGCTATCCACCGCAGGAAGGGTGCTGGCATCCAGACCTACGGCAACGTGACTGTGCCGGTGGTGGACGCCGCCGGCAACATCAAGAATATCTGTTTCAGCCGGCCCGCGCCGGTGAACGTCTGGGTGAAGGTGTTCAACCTCCAAACCGACAACACTTTCCCGCTGGACGGCATCGAACAAATCAAGCAGCGGCTCACCGAGTACATCGGCTCCGACACGCGCGGCGGCTTGAACATCGGCCAGAACGTCATCTGCGTGGCTCTCCCGACGGAGGTTTTCAGGGTCCAAGGCGTCGTAGACTTCGACCTGCAAATCAGCCCTGACGGGGAGACCTACAGCTGGAAGAATATCACCATCGCGGCCCGCGAGAAGGCGGTCACGAATGAGGATATGGTGGTGGTCGAATGAGCAACAAGTTCCTCAGTAAGATGCTGTACGCGCTGACCAGTGCCTACAGCCGGAAAGACTACGACAATGTGCAGTTGGGCCTCCCGCTGGAAACCAACATCGGCAAGCTGTTCTCCATCCTCGCATGGGGCCTTGAAACCATCGAGGAACAGGCCGAGCTGGTGAGGCTGTGGGATGACCTCGACTATGCAAGTGGCTCTGTGCTTGACCGCTATGGCGCAAACTTCGGCGTCAAGCGGGTCAGTGCTGACGATAGGTTCTACCGCCTCGCCATCAAGGTGAAAATCATGGCGCAGCTCTCTGGTGGCGATACGGACACGGTTATCCGGGCGGCGGCAATGCTGCTGGACGTGGAGCAGAGCGATGTGCTGCTGGAAGATGTTTTCCCGGCCAAAATCGCTCTGTACGTGGACATGGCGCTGCTCTCCCCTGACCGGGAGGAGCTGATTGAGCCTATCGCCTACGCCATCAAGCGGATTCTGGTGGCCGGCGTCGGGATGCGGCTCTACCTCCGCACCTACCGCACCTACCGCTACGACCTGACTTTGCTGCACTGCGCGTTCGTGGACACCGATGTGTCTGCTGTGCCGGTGAGCCAAGACAGAGAAAGCACAGAAGTGCTGGGCGTCAACTTTGGCGGGTATTTGGGGGCAAAGTTCGCGCCTCCTCCGTTCAGTGCTGATAGGACCGCCCAGATGCCCGTCCAGCTCTCGCGTGGAGCCGTTCAGACGCCTACCCTGACGTCTACCCCGCCCGATGTAAAAAGGGCGCACAGAGGCCGTCAGGACGGTGCAGGAGGGGTTGTCTATCACACGCACATCAAATCCAAGAGAATTGACTAAGAAGGAGGAGCGATTATGTCCAAGTTTGAAGACGGGAGCTACGGTTCCCTCACCGGCGTAAGTCTGATTGGCAAAGTCCTCGCGGGTAGATGCTCGATGAAGTACACGAGGGCGGCGGCGGGCAGCGGCCAGATTCCCGGAGGCATGACGCCGAAGACCATGACCGGGCCTGCCGGGTATGTCATGGACGCGATGATTGCCGCCGTGACAAACCCCGTGGACGGCGAGTGCCAAGTCACGGTCCAAATCAAGAGCGACAATGTGGAGACGGGCTTTTACCTGACGAACATCGTGCTCTTTGCTGAGGACCCGGACGAGGGCGAAGTCCCGTTCACCTACCTGTCTCTTGAAAATGAGCCGGAGTGGATTCGCCCCGCGAGTTCCATCGTGGGCAAGCTCGCCACGTTCGACCTCATCGCGGCGGTGGGCGACGTTGACGCCGTGACCGCCATCATCGACCCGGAGGCAATCGCCACTGTCGCCCATGTGCAGCAGATGATTGCCGACCACAACTCCGACCCCAACGCCCACGGCGGCAGTCTGGGCGGCGGTGGTGACGTGGCCGAGGTCGAAATCACGATTCCCGCCGCTGGCTGGGCCAGCAGCGCGGATTTGGAAGATGCAGAAGACATTGTGGAAGGAGAGCTTTATCTGGACCTCCCCGTTGAGGAGGCCGTGGAGGGCTTGATTCCGCAGGTCATGTTGCATAAAGCCGCCCAGAATATCGCAAAGGCAGCCGGCATGAGCGCATCTTCCCGTGTGCTTGACGGCGCTGTGCGGTTCTGGGTGCAGCAAGCGCCGACGGAGGACATGGCGGCTACCCTCGTGTTGCTGTCTGCCGACGGCGGCATCAGTGGAGGGGGTGGCACCTATGTATTGCCAGTAGCAACTAAGGACCGCTTGGGCGGCGTAAAACTCGGCGACGGATTCTCCACCACGCCCGATGGCACACTCTCGTATGAAGGCTCCGGCCTTCCCGACGAGGCCATCGTGACAACCGGCGACACGGAGCAGATGCTTGACGAGGTGTTCCCGCCCGAGGAAGACGAACCGCAAAACTAAGAAACAGGAGGAGACCAAAATATGGCTTATGACGAGACCAAGGTCGTAAACGTAAAAGCCCTGAAGGACACGGCGACCCGCATCAAGACGGAATATCTCGCCGCGATTTCCAAAGCGGGCCATGCCCGCTTCCAGAAGTCTGATACCGTGCCTGACGCTGGCACGGCTGAGGAAAACGTGCTGTACCTCGTCCACAACGATGAGACCGGCCATTACGACGTGTACGCCCTGATTGACGGCGTGGTCGAGCTGCTCGACGATACCACCGTCAGTCTGGACGGCTACGTAACCGACGATGATCTGGCTGAGGCGCTCAACGGCGTGGGCGGCGGTGCGGTGTACACCGGCACCAAGACCGACCTTGAAGCGACCGACGCTTCGGTCATCGAGGCGTACTTCACTGAGCACAGCGACATTACCCCGAAGGCCGGAGATATGTTCGCTGTGGTCACTGTGGTGGACAGCATCACCTATGAGATGACCGCCTACCGTTTCGACGGCGAGGACTGGGTGAGCATCACCGGTAATGTGGATGCCGACAAGGTGATTATGCCGGAGGACATCACGCTGGCCGGCAACTACACCCAGTTCGGCAACCTGACCAAGAACGCGGACGGCACCGCCACTCTCAGCTCTAAGGGCAAGAGTGTGCTGGACGTGTTCACCGAAATCCTGAGCAAACGCCTTCAGCCCACTATCACCGCCCAGCCCAGCATCAGCGGGTTCAACCTGTCCGGTGCGAAGGCTGTGGAGGCCGGCACCTCTCTGGCGTCTGCTGCGTACACGGCAGGCAATCTGAACCCCGGCAGCTATCAGTACGGCCCGGAGACCGGTGTCACCGCCTCCAACTGGGTGGTGCAGCGTATCACTGATGGCAGCACCGAGCAGATCGCCAGCGTGGACGCTGCCAGCCTGAGCGCCGGTTCCGATAACAATGGCGGCAATGGCTTTATCATCGGAGACCAGGGCGGCGAGAATGTCGTGGCGTCCCTGAAGTACAAGGCCATCGCCACTCACGGTGCTGGTGTGACTGCCAACGACAACCTCGGCAGCGCCTCTGACCCTGCCGTGAACATCGCTTCCGGTACGAAGGAGAAGACCACCGGCGCCTACACCCCGTTCCGCAACGTGTTCTATGGCGCGTCTACCACCAAGCCTACGCTGGACAGCGCGGCCATCCGTGCCCTGACCCCCACCAGCAAGGCGTATGCGGCTGGCACCCTGACCATCAACGTCCCTGCTGGGGCGCAGCGGGTGGTCATCGCCTGCATCGCTGGCAAGACCGGCGTGACCAAGGTCATCAACGAGACTGCAATGAACGCCGACGTCACCTCGACCTTCGTGCAGTCTTCCGTCAACGTGGAGGGCGCTGAGGGCTACACCGCCGTTGCGTACAACGTGTGGGTGTTTGAGCCTGCTGTGCCTTACGAGAACGCCGCGACCCTGAAGGTCACACTGGGCTGAGAGGAGGGAATGAAGTATGGCTATCAACGGTTCTGACAAGAGTTTTGCCTTTATGGAGTTCCCGCTGAGTATGTCCCGGCAGGATGCTTTCCCGCTGGACAAAAACTCTGTGTTCTACTCTATGTCCGACGCGCAAACCTACGCACAGACCAACCCGACCGCCTATGTCGGTCAGGTCATCGCTGTGGTGGAGGAAGGCGTCTCCACCGTCTACCAGATTAAGAACGCCGCCGGCGAGCTGGAAGCTCTCGGCACCGGAGACCTTGAAGGCGACGTGGACGCCATCGTGGATGACCGCATCGCCACTGACGGCGAAGTCGCTGAGATGATTTCCGAAATCTTTGGCTCGGAAGACCCCGAAGCCTGAGATAATACCAAAACTTATTAGGAGGATTTTATCATGAGTTACGAAGTCAACAAGCTCACCAAGCTCGGCCACCTGAAGGAACTGGCGACCAAAATCAAAACCGACTACGCCACCAAGGCGGAGCTTCAGGCCATCCAGATCCCGGAGTACAGCGTGACCAAGCAGGCCGCCGCCGAGGCCGGCTTCCTGTCCACCTACTATCTGACCAAGGATGGCGCTCAGGTGGGCGAGAAGATTAACATTCCCAAGGACTTCCTCGTCAACAGCGCCGACATCAAGAGCGTTGAGACCGCTGATACCCCCTACGAGGGTGCTCAGGTGGGCGACCTGTACATCGACTTTGTTATCAACAGCAAGAGCGCCGATGACACCGCCTCCCACGTCTACCTGCCTGTCAATGAGCTGGTGGACGCCTACACCGGCGGCAACGGCATCGAGGTCAGTGCCCAGAACCTGATTTCTGCAAGGATTGACACAGCCAATGCCAACGGCCTCGGCGTGACCGCTGCCGGCTTCAAGCTGGATGTGGCTACCGCCAGCACCGCCGGCGCTATGTCCGCCGCTGACAAGGCCAAGCTGGACGGCATCGCCGATGGCGCAAACAACTACACCCACCCTGCCCACACTGCTCACGAGAGCGGGCTGTACAAGGTAACTGTGGACGCTCAGGGTCATGTGTCTGACGCTGAGGCTGTCACCAAGGAGGACATCACCGGTCTGGGTATCCCCGGTCAGGACACCACCTACCAGAAGGCCACTGCTGAGGCCGACGGTCTGATGTCCAAGGAGCACTTCTCTAAAGTCGAGGGTGTCGCTGCCGGTGCGACCAAGGTCGAGGCCAGCACCACTCCCGGCAACATCAAGATTAACGGTTCCGAGACCCCCGTGGTGACTATCGCCACAGACGGTGAGGTCGCTGAGATGCTGGCCGAGGTTTTCCCCACCACCTAAGATAGAGACCTGACGAGCGGACCGATGGGCGGGTTGTGGAGGGCTGGTCCGTTCTCAGAATAATTTAGGAGGTGATTCACATTGGCAGTTGTAACCCTTGACCATCTGAAGTCCTTGGCTCTGCAAGCGAAGTCCGAAATTGCCGAAGTAGCGAGCGCCGCTGCGGATGCTTTGGAGGAAATGGACGCTCAGAAACCGGACAAGTCGCAGGAGGTGTCGGCAACGATTCCCGCGACAGGGTGGTCTGCTGATACCAATGCTTACCCGCAATACTACGACTTCACCGCAGCGGGCGTTACGGCGGCTGATGACGTGAGGGTCTTCCTCGACCCTGCCTCTGTCAGTGCTGCTGTCGCTTGCGGCCTCTGCCCGACTGTGGAGACGCAGAACGGCAAGCTCCGGTTCCGCGCTTTGCAGGTCCCGGCGTCGGCCATCTCTGTGAAGTATCGGATTCAGGAAGGAAAGGAGTAAGCCTATGGGCTATGGAAGTGTAAACGTACCCGGCGTGAGCGGTCCCGAGCTTGAAGCGGTTCGCGCCCTTGCCAACAGCGCGTTGGAGAAGGCGAACGAGGCGCTTGAAGGGGGCGGCGGTTCCGGGTGCGTCCTGAAAATCACGTTCGACGCTGACTTTGCCGGCCAGCAGTACACGGTTACTGATGGCGCGGGAGACACCAAGACTGGCACCGTGCCGGAGGGCCTTGTGGATTCCGTCAGTGTCAAGAACTGCAACACGGAGTACACCGTCAGCGCAAGCACCGCGTCTGGCGAGCAGTATTCCGCGACCGTGACCACCGGTGCGTACTTTGGCCAGTATGAAGTCACGCTGGCCGTGTTCACCGCGACCATTACGGTCACGACTGCCCCCGGCGCGGAGGCGAAGGCTGTCCTTGGCGGCAGCACCTACACTGCAACCGCCAACGGCAGCGGAGTGGCTGCGATCTCGGTCAAGAAGGCCGGCAAGTACACGGTAAGCGCCACAATTTCCGGCAAGACCTCTGCGTCCGTAGAGGTCAACGTGACGGAGGCCGGCGAGAACTACACCGCCACCGTCAAAATCCCCATTGCGGCCATCCCGTCTCAGGGCGAGAGCTTGACCTACACCGGTCAGGCGCAGACCCCCACGTTCGACGATTACAACAGCGCCGAGCTGACACTGGGCGGCACGACCAGCGGCACCAACGCCGGCAGCTACAATGCCAGCTTTACGCCGAAGTCCGGCTACCAGTGGAGCGACGGCACCACCACCGCCAAGACCGTGGCGTGGAGCATTGCCAAGGCTGCTGGCTCCCTGAGCCTCAATCCGACTTCGCTGTCGCTGGACGGAGATACGCCTACCGGCTCCGTCACTGTGACCCGTGCGGGCGACGGTGCGATTACCGCCACGTCCGGCGACCCCGATGTCGTCAGCGTGTCGGTCAGCGGCAACAAGGTAAACGTCACCGCGCTCGATGAGGGCAACGTGACCGTCACCGTAAAGGTCGCGGCTGGCACGAACCACAACGCTCCCGCCAACAAGACCTTTACGGTCAACGTGACCAACATGGTCCACATCTACGGCGCGAGCTGGGATGGCAGCAGCACGACCAAGTGGACCCGTACCGATGAGGCGGCGGGCTTCACTGACCCCGTTCCGTATGTGCAAGGCGCAAGCTCCTACAGCTCCCCCTTCGACGATTTGCAGCCGTGGGCGGGCATGACCAAGAGCGAGCGCACCGGCGGTACGATGGTCGCCATCCCGAAGTTCTGGTACAAGCTGACCCAGAACGGCAACGGCCTGAAAATCCAGATCGCCGACAGAGCGCAGAGCGGCTTTTCTGTTTCCCCCGCCCACATGGACAGGGGCGACGGCAAGGGCGAGCGCGATGTCGTGTACATCGGGCGTTATCACTGCGGCACGTCCAGCAACAAGTCCACCAGCGGCCAGCGGCCCAAGGCGAATATCACCCGGTCCAATGCTCGCTCCACCATCCACAGCCTCGGCGCGAACATCTGGCAGATGGACTTCCTGATGCGTTTCACCATCTGGCTGCTCTACATTGTGGAGTTCGCCGATTGGAACTCTCAGGCGAAAATCGGGTATGGCTGTGGTAACGACAGCAACACCGAGAATATGGGGTACACCGACAGTATGCCCTACCATACCGGCACCACGAAGAACTCCCGCACCACCTACGGCTGCGGCACCCAGTACCGCAACATCGAGGGCCTGTGGGATAACGTGTACGACTGGATGGACGGTTGCTATTACAACGGCAGTGGCCTGAACGTCATCAAGAATCCCAACCAGTTCAGCGACAGCGCCAACGGCGTGAACGTGGGTACGCTAACGAGCGGTTATCCGTCTCGGTTTACCGTGCGCTCTCAGGCTGGGTTCCCGGTTTTCGCGCCCTCTCAGTCGAACGGCAGCGATTCTACGTACTCGTGCGATGGCTGGGACTTCGGCTCGTCGGGCCCGTGCCTCTACGTTGGTGGCAGCTACGGCCAGAACGCCAACCACGGCTTGTTCTGCGTCGTCTACTACCACGCGTCGGGCTCGTACGCGTACATCGGCTGCCGCCTCCAAGAACTCCCCTAATGGGGGAGTTTGAGGGGGCGAAGCCCCCTCATAAGGGACCCGCGCCGTAGGCGCGGGGACCAACCGGGGCTACCTGTGCAGTGCCGATGTCATCGTTCTGGGTTACGTGCGATAACTGGAACTTCAACTCGTCGAACCCGTGCCTCTACGTTGGTGGCAACTACAACCAGAACACCAACCACGGCTTGTTCTACGTCAACTACAACAACGCGTCGAACTCGAACGCGAACATCGGCTGCCGCATCCTTTTTGTGCTTTGCTCATCCTCCATTCACGGCACAGGTAGTCGCGCACCCCTTGGTGAAGATAAGCAAATTTGGGGAGCGGGTTAGTACACCTCTGCGGAGGCGCTGGAAAGCCCGTACAGCTAAAAGGAGGAACATCCCTGTGAAGCGAGCAAAGAATCTCTTTGAGAAGCTCGTATCTGATGACAACCTGCTGCTTGCCATCGACGAGGTGAACCGCACCCACCACTGGCGCACACACCACCGTCCGAACTCCATCACTGCATGGGTGGAGGAAACGAAGGAGGAGCGCGTCGTGGAGCTGCGGCAAATCATCATCGCCGGTTTCGAGCAGAAGAAACCTCATGTGTCCCAGCGGTGGGACGCCAGCGCCCGGAAGTGGCGCACGGTCAGTGAGCCGGCCCAGTGGCCGGACCAGTACGTCCACCACGCGCTGATTCAGGTCTTGCAGCCAGTGTTCATGCGCGGCATGGATTACTACTGCTGCGGGAGCATCCGCGACCGTGGTCCGCATCACGCCCGGAAAGCCATCGAGATCTGGATGGACAAAGACCCTCGCGGGACGAAGTATGAGTTCTGCGGAGACATCCGGCATTTCTACGACAGCTTGCAGCCGGAGGTCGTGATGGACCGTATGCGCCAGCTCATCAAAGACCATCGCATTCTCGACCTCATCTGGCGCGTCGTAAAGGACGGCGTACAGATTGGGGCCTACACCTCTCAGTGGTTTGCCAACACGGTCTTGCAGCCGATGGACAGGCTCATCCGTGAGAGCGGGCTGTGCAAACACTATGTCCGCTACATGGACAATCTGACCATCTTTGGGTCGAGCAAGCGCAAGCTCAAAAAACTGCGCGTGCTTGTGGAGACATGGCTGAACGCCCATCAGCTCCGGCTCAAAGACGATTGGCAGATATTCCCGACGGTGAGGAGGCATCCGCGCATCCCGCTGGACCCTCCACGGCGCGGGTATGAGAGGCCGAAAGAGCGTATGCCCGATGCGGTGGGCTATCGTTATGGGCGTGGCTACACCATCCCGCGCAAGCACAACCTACTCCGCATCAAGCGGGCCATCGCCCGTTACCGCAAGCGGAGGCGCTTGAAAAAGCGCATCTTGGCAGGAGCGGCGGCAAGTCTGCTGTCCCGCCTTGGGCAGTTGAAACACTGCAACAACCACAACCTGTATCGGATGCTGTTCCAAGGTGAACGCCTCATGCGTGAGCTGAAGCGCATCATCCGGCAGAAGCAGCGAAAGGAGGAACTCACTTGGAATACGTATTTGGAACGCAGGGCGAAATCGAAGTCCTCAAAACTAAAGGCGATTCCCACACCGACCTGACCGGGTTCCACCAGATTGAGCAGACCTTCCCTGACCAGACCATCACCGATAACTTCCGCATCGTGCGGAAAATCGAGAGCGCCGAGGACGTGGAGGGCAACTGTTACGACTGGTACGAAATCGACAAGCACTACCGGGTCGTTGATAAGACCGGGCCGGTCGTGCAGCAGGTCGTGGAGAGCACCGCCGCGCTGGAAGACGCCCTGTGCGAGCAGGACGAGCTGACCGGCACCCGGATGAGCGAGATCGAGGACGCCATGTGTGAGCAGGACGAAATGAACGACGAGCGTATGAGCGCCATTGAGGACGCCGTATGCGAGCTGGATTCTCTCGTCAGCACATTCGCCATTTCTGAAGGAGGTACAAACTGATGAATAAGATTTGGGCCAACCGGCTGATTGCCGGTACGCAGGTTTGGGATTCCGTTCCCGACTACCGCAAGAGCGGCGTCAAGACTGAGCTGGCGTCCCGCGTGGAGGACGGCGAGATTACCGCCGACCGCTATGCGGAAATCACCGGCGAGCAGTACGTTGTCGCCGAATGAGCATCATCGAAGAATTGGCCGACATCTGCCTCCGGCAAGCTGGCATCATCAAGGCTCAGGCCGAGGTGTTAGAGCAGCTCGGGGCGCAGGCTCTGGAAGATGAGGCACTTGCCGCCCGTTTGCAGGCGCTCGTCGGCGACGTAAATATGGCTGAATACCGGCGGTCCGTGTAGGGCCGCCGGCTTTTTCAGACTACGGGTGGGAGGTAATGCCATTGACTGGATTTGATGAGTTCAAGGAGGTGTTCGGCAGCATCACGGTACTCAGTGTTGTCGAACTGCTGCTTGCTGTCCTGTTCTGCTACCTGATTTACAGGAAGCTGTCAAAGTACCTGATAGGCAGGTATGAGGCGGGTAAGAAGAAGGACGAGCAGCTCAAAACCGCCCTTGACGCCGTAAGCAAGTACCCCGAGTACCGCGCACAAAGTCTGCGGGTCCAAAAGGAGTTGCAGACCGAAATCGACGCCCTGCGTTCCGCACAGAGCGAGCAGATTGAGCGGCTGAAGAAGATGGAGGATGACACGACCCGCCGAGAGCGAAATCGCCTCAGAGACCGTCTGCTTCAGAGCTACCGGTATTATACCGACCCTGCTTGCAATCCTGCCGGCGCGTGGAACTCGATGGAGGCCGAGGCGTTTTGGGAGATGTTCAGTGACTACGAGGACGTCGGCGGGGATGGGTATATCCACTCCGTTGTTCAGCCGGCGATGAACCTGCTGAAAATCGTGGACATCGGTGAGCAAATCCCCGGACAGAACTACCCCGGCAGCAAGCACGGCGAAAGCTGACGGCATCGCCAGTCAATGCGAAGGAGGTGTGATTTATGGGAGCTGGCTGGAATATCCTCATCGCCATCCTCGCCGGCGTAGGCGTCGTTTCGTTCATTTTCCTCGGCGCTCTGATTGTCCGCAGCGCGGTCTCCGGGCTGCACAAAAGCAAGAAGTCGAAGACCGGCTCTGCGGGACGGAAGAAGCGGGAGACCATGAAGATGGTCGTGTGGATCTGTCTCGCCAACGGGTTCGCGTGGGTGTGGTGCAGCTACATCCTCGCAGCCCTCGATAAGATGCAGATTGCTGAGAGCTTGTCTCAGGTGGCAGTGACGGAGATTATCGGCGTGGTTCTCGCCTACGCCATCAAGTCTGCCGTCGAGAACCTGAGCAAGAACAACAACTGGCCTGATAAGCCCGTGTACCGAAGCGGCGGCACCGTGGACACCTCCTCGGACACCACAAGCGACGGTTCTGCGGGCGTGGGCTGACCCACAGCGAAAGGACTGAGGCGCGATGAGCACCAACGAGAAAAGGATTTGGGACTACCTCTTGGCTAAGGGCCTGTCTGCTGCCGGTGCTGCCGGCCTGATGGGAAACCTCTACGCTGAGAGCGGCCTGAATCCGCAGAATTTACAGAACACGTATGAGAAGAAGCTGGGCTACACGGATGCGGCGTACACCGACGCCGTAGACAGCGGGAAGTATCAGAACTTCATCCACGACAGCGCGGGCTATGGCCTCGCCCAATGGACGTTTTGGAGCCGAAAACAGAATATGCTGAATTTCGCTCGGGCTGCCGGCAAGTCCATCGGGGACTTGGATATGCAGCTCGATTTTTTGTTTGAGGAGCTTTCCACCGGCTACAAGTCCGTGTTGTCCACCCTGAAAACCGCGACTGCCGTTCGGACTGCCAGCGACAGTGTGCTGCTGAACTTTGAGCGCCCTGCCAATCAGGGTGATGCAGTCAAAATCAAGCGGGCAGGGTACGGTCAGACCTACTACGACAAGTACGCAGCGCCCGCGAATGGAGGTAATAGCATGAGCAACAGTTCGCTCGTAAACTATACGAAACTCAGTCCGAATCATTCCGGGGCGCGTACCCACGCCATCGACCGAATCACCCCGCACTGCGTAGTAGGCCAGTGCTCTGTGGAGACGCTGGGCAATGTGTTCGCACCCACGTCCCGTCAGGCGTCCTGCAACTACGGCATCGGCGTGGATGGCCGAGTGCTGCTGTGTGTGGATGAGGGCAACCGCTCTTGGTGTACGTCCTCCAATGCCAACGACCAGCGGGCCGTGACCATCGAGTGTGCGTCCGACACCACCGCGCCGTATGCCTTCAAGGACGTCGTGTACCAGAAGCTCATCACGCTATGCGTGGACATCTGCAAGCGCAACGGCAAGAAGAAGCTGCTTTGGCTGGGCGACAAGGACAAGACCCTCAACTACTCCCCCAAGTCCGACGAGATGGTCCTGACCGTCCACCGGTGGTTCGCCAATAAGAGCTGCCCCGGTGACTGGATGTACGCCCGCATGGGCGATCTCGCCAACAAGGTCACGGCGCAGCTCGGCGGCTCCACCGCGCAGCCTTCCGCGCCCTCGACCCCCAGCACCTCCACGGAGGGGCTGGACATCGGCACGGTGGTCAACTTCGCCGGCGGCAAGCACTACACCAGCGCCAACGCCACAAGCGGTTCTGCGGCGAAGGCTGGTCCGGCCAAGATTACGGCCATGTCTGCCAACGCCAAGCACCCGTACCACATCATCCATACCGACGCCACCAGCAACGTGTACGGATGGGTGGACGCTGACGCCATCTCGGTGGAGGGCGGCTCTGCCAGCGTGAACTATCTGGTGAAAATCACCGCAACCGACCTTAACATCCGTTCTGGCCCCGGCACCGGCTACGCTCGCAAGGGTTTCATCAAGCCGGGTGTTTACACCATCGTGGAGGAATCCACGGGGGCCGGCGCAAGCAAGTGGGGCAAGCTGAAATCCGGCGCGGGCTGGGTATCGCTTGACTACTGCACCAAAATGTAAGGAGTACAACTATGAACGAAGCTGTTTTTAACCTGCTGATGGCGGTCCTCACCGCCGCAGTGACCGCGCTGTCCGCCTTTGTCGCCGCCTTCGTCAAGAAGAAAGGTGAACAGGCCGCAGCGGAGACCAACAGCACCCTGCTGAAAGACGTCATCGAGGAAGTTACCGGCATTGTAGACATCGCGGTGTCTGCTGTTTCGCAGACCTACGTCGATGAGCTGAAGAAGGCCGGCAGCTTTGACGCAGAGGCCCAGAAACAGGCTCTCGCGATGGCGCTCGCCGCCTGTATCAAGGCCATCAGCCCCGCCGCCAAAGCCTTCATCGAGGAGACCTACGGCGATCTGACCGAGTACCTCACCACCTACATTGAGGCTGCGGTACGCCGGCAGAAACTCAGCACCTCGACTGCTGCCGCTGCTCTGGAAAGCGCCAGCTCCACCACGGTGGCCGCCAGCACCGCTGCTGCGACTGCCGCAGCCGTCGTGCAGAACGCGATTACGCAAACTTCGGAGAAGTAACAGGAAAGCCCTACCGCTCACGCAGCGGCAGGGCTTTTTTTTTATTGCCATCAGAAGGCCCACTCAATCTTGACGTCATCGTCGGTGAGGACGATACGGGACACGAGGCTTTGCAGGATGCGGCGTTTCTGGCTCTCGTCCGCGAAATCCCACACCTGCGCGGCGTCCGCGATGAGGGCCTCCACCAAATCGAACGGCATGACCTCGTTCTCGACCACCGGGGTGAGGGTGGATTCCAACGCAGTACGCTCGTTGTAGAGCTTGTTTATCCGCTCGCCCAGCAGTTCGGGCGGTATATCGTCGTGCTGGTACAGCTCCATGAGCCTACCGATTTGCTTGTCAATTTCCCGGAGCCTCTTTTCGATGTCCGCGTTCTTGCTGACGGGGACAGGCTTGGAGTGGCTGGCGGCAATTTCAGCAGCCATCTCGGGAGAACTGAGCAGCTCCCGAACCTTGGCGTCAATGATGGGTTCCAGCTCCGAGCCTTTCCAAATCTTGTTCATGCAGTTCGGGTCCTTCACCATGCTTTTCATCTGTTTGGTGCGGGAGTAACAGGCGTAGTAGGAATACTTGCCGGTGTTCCGTAGGTAGTATCTGCCTCCGCAGTGGCCGCAGTAGATGAGGCCGGCAAGCAGATGCTTGGACTGGAACGCCTGACCGCCATACTGTTCCTGCCGCTTGCCACGGAGAACCTGCGCCGCGTCGAACTGTTCCTTGCTGATGATAGGTTCGTGTGCGTTATCCACTATGACATCTCCAAAATGCAGCCGTCCGGTGTAGGTCTCATTGCCGAGGATGTTTCGGACGCTGGTCCATGAGTTGTAACTGCTGTACTTGTTCGTGTACCCCGCCTCCTGAAGTTTGTCGGTGATGGTCTTCAGGGAATCCCCGGCAAGATACCACTCATATATCTTCCGCACCTGCTCGGCCTCATACGGGTTGATGACGAGATGCCCGTCCTCGTACTCATAGCCGATGGGGATGTGTCCCCCGCCGTGGTGAAGGCCGGTCTTGGCGCGGGCTACGCGGCCCATCCACGTGCGCTCCTTTATCTGCTCACGTTCAAGCTGGGCGAACACAGCGAGGAGGCCAATCATGGCCTTGCCGAATGGGGTCGATGTGTCGAAGCTCTCCTGCATGGAGATGAAGTCCACGCCCTTTGGCCGGAAGACTTCTTCGATGAGGTAGAGCGTGTCCCGCTGGGAGCGGGAGAGACGGTCCAACTTGTAGACCAGCACGAGGTCGAACTTGTCCGTCTCGGAGATGAGCTTCTGGATGCCGGGACGGTTCAGGTTGCTGCCGGTGTACCCGCCATCCACATAGATGTCCGCGATAATCCAGTCTTTGGCCTTGCAGTACGCAATCAGGCGTTCTTTCTGCTCGCCGACGGAGTAGCCCTCCTGCGCCTGTTCCAGCGTGGAAACACGGATGTAGAGGGCTGCGCGGTTCATCAGTCTTTGCCTCCTTCAAGCTCGACGGCAAAATTGAGCAACTTTAGACGGCTGCGTCCGCTGAGGTTCTCATAAATACGGAGCAGCTCTAAAGCCTCGGGTGAGATTGTGCTGTCTCCGTTGTACACCACGCCGCCGTGGTTTGCCTGAATGAAGGGGCTGTTAGACAGTGACCCGTTTATATTGTTCTCTACATTCCCAGTAGGCTCTACGCCTTTCAGGAGATAGTCGGTGCTGACGCTGAAAAAGTCGGACAGCTTAATCAGCACCTCTATGCTTGGGTAGGAATCCTTGACCTTCTCGTATTTGCCAATGGTTGATGGGACAACGCCGAGCTTTTCACCCAACTGCTGCTGGGTGAGGTCCTGCGCTACTCTCAGCTTTCTGAGGCGTTCACCAAAATCATCCATAGGTACACCACCTTTCCTCTAAGTTGATTATATCGCCTTAAAGTCGTTTTGTCAAGCCCTCCACTCTCCCTATATTTTTGTGAAAAATAGTTGACAAACAGGCGTATCAGTGTTATAATGAGAGTATAGAGCAAATACAATAACCACAAGTAATTTGCCAGAAGGAGGTAAGTGCATGAACGTCATGAAAGAGCGCAGGCTTCGCGGAGCCATCCCCACACAACTCGAAGTTGCAAAGGCCGTTGGCGTAAAGCCCTCTGCCGTAAGCAAGTGGGAGAGAGGTCTTGCGAAGCCTCGTGCCGACAAGCTGCCGCAGCTCGCCAAGCTCTATGGCTGCACCATTGAGGAACTGCTTGCCGATGACGTGGATGAGGTCGATGACCAGTGAATCCCGCATCGGAAGTTCTGCTTTCTATTGCGACAGAACTTGCGAATATGGCAAAGGCCAGTTTGCCTAAATTAAATGATGGCGAGAAAGTTCAGCGTGAGTGGCTCGAAGACGGCGTTTATTGCCGGGAAACCACGTTTGACGGTGAAATTGTGCGCTGTCAATACGATTTCAGGCAAAGAAAAATCCGCCGCATTGCGGCGAGAATAGGTGATTGTATTGACTGAGATGGCCTGCTGGACTTGCCTATTCGACTTATGTTCTTGTTGTTTCCCTATACTCTCATTCTACCACTTAAAGTCGTTTTTGTCAAGAGTTTTCGGGAAAAATATTTCGGAAAACCGCGCTCATGCCACCTTCTTTCTGGACGTATTCGCCCACCACTGGTCGATGAACACGACCTGCTCAGAAATCTTGTCGGCGTACTCGCTCAGGTCCTTCGCCTCACAGAGCACCGACTTCTTCCGGCTCTCAACCGTGGTTCCCATGAACTTAATGGCGGTAACAACGTGGTCATCGTCGAAGACCAGCGCGCACACCATGCAGTTCCGGTAGTTGATGAGGACGCCGTGCTTCACGGTCTGCATCTTGACCTTGCCGTCATCCCGGCCATCCATGCCAGACACGATGCACTTCACAACGCTCAGTGCGACGTCTTCCGGCTTGCTGGGGGTCATGTCCACGCTATTCAGGCGATCACGCTCGGCCAGCTCAGTGATGGCGGCGTCGAGGTTCCAGAACCCGGCGGGAACGATGGCCTCGGACTTGACCTCCTCAACCTCAGCCTTGACGTTCTCCTCGTACTCAGCGCGGCTGATGACCTTCATCTTGCCGTCCACGGATTTGTAGTAACGGGGCTTGCCGTTCTTATCGGTCTTCATCATGTACTCGGTCATGGTCTTTGTCCTCCTTGACTTCTTAGTTTGTGGGGTTTGTTTCATTGTCTATATTCTACCACGCTATCGTGGTTTTGTCAAGGGTTTTCGAGAAAATTTTTCAAGAAAATGCACTGGTAGTCGAGCGGGAGGGTAAAAGAAAAGCCCGCCTCCTGAGAGGCGAGCTTGCCAGCTATACATCAAAGCCGAGAAGCCGAAGCTCCTCATCGGTGAAACCAAGGGACCGAAGGTAGCTCTCAATTCTCACCGGATCATCTGTCAGGTCCAGCGCCAAATCAATCAGGGCGCTTGCCAGCGCCGTCAGACGCTCCTGCGTCATCATCCTGCCCTCCTTCACGGCAAGGAGCACACCGCAGCACCGCCGCCCGCAGCTCTCCGAAGTCAGCCCGCTCGGGACTGAGCTTCAGCAGCGAGTTCAGGCTGATGGACTTCTGCTCTCCGCAGTGCCCATCCAGCACTCTGGTAGGGAGGACGTAGAACGCCCAGCTATCCAGCCGCATCGGGTCAGCCACCGCCGGGTCCTTCTCAGCAAATAGGCAGAAGACGTACACGTCTGACTGCCGGCGCTGCTCACCAGCCCAGCCGTCAGAGGCTGTCCACCGGATGGCCGGACGGATGCTGAACTTGATGTCCGACGGGCGCGTCTGCTCCCACGCTTGCAGGTAGGAACAGCTCTTGACCTCGACGCGGATGCTGCCACGGAACGTCAGGTCCCACGGCTCCCAGTTCACCCGCGCTTCGGAGAGGTCGATGCCCAGCGCCGCTGCTACGATGAACTCGGCATAGCTGCCGCGCAGGGTATTGTCGAGCAGGTCCGAGAAGCCCCAGCTCCAAAAGTCACGGAGGCGCAGCCCCGTGTCCTTGCCTCTAAATTTGATTGGCTCGTCGCCGGTCTTCCGCATTGCCATCCCTCCGGTGTCCAGTTGCAGGTTGAAAACGACCTACGGTTATTATACCTGAACACCGAGAGACTGGCAAGCCGGAAACCGTCTTTAAGGTGTAACCTTTGCTCTTTTATGCTTCCACGAGCCGATGGCCTCAATACCGAACAGCAGCACAGCCATGTCCTCCATCGCCTTGTTGATGTCGCGGTAGAAAGTCCGCTTGTCGATGTTCAACTGGCTGGCGATGTCATCCACGCTCATGCGCTTGCCGTCGATGTAGCGGAGGTAGAGAGCCTCCCACCGGCGTCCCTCGTCCGGGTTGAGGGATTCCTTGCACATTGCCTCATACGCGGCCAGCATCTTGTCCACGTGGCTCATCATCAGGCCAGTCTTCCGGCGCATCGAGCAGATGGCGCTGACCTCCAAGGTCTCAGGCGACACGTGCGAGTAGTGGGCCTTCAACTTCCGGTAGTTCTTCATCAACAGGTTGACGTCATGATACCGGGCGTCATACTCCTCATCGAGAATCTCATCCTTCCGGGCGAGTACCTCAGCAGCCGCTACCTTCACGATCTCGGCGATTTCTTCTGTTCCAATCATGGTCATCTGCCTCCTATCTCCGAATTTTACTGATGCGGACGCGCAGCGCGTTCAGCAGCGCGTTCTGCATATCGCCCTTGTCATGAAGGGCCTCCAAGACGGCCTCATCCATGCCGCCTTGCACAATCAGGTGGTGGATGACCACCGGATGCTCCTGCCCCTGTCGGTGCAGTCGCTTGTTGGCTTGCTCGTACTGCTCCAAGCTCCACGTCAGTCCGAACCAGATGGCGTGATGCCCGCCGCGCTGAAGGTTCAGCCCGTAGCCACAGCTCGCAGGATGGGCAAGCAGGATGTCGATTTCGCCGTTGTTCCAATCTGCCTCGTCCTGCGCGTTGGAGTAGACCCGCACACGCAGATTCGTATTTGCCAGAGCTTTCACCAGCCGGTCACGGTCATGCTGGAAGGCGTAGAACACCAGAGCGTGTTGCCCGTTGAGCTGCTCCACCAGCTCCATAAAAGCGTCGATTTTGCAGTCATGGATATGGACGGCGTTCCGGTCCCCGTCGTAAATTGCCCCGTTGCAAAGCTGCAAGAGCTTGTTCGTCAGGACGCCGGCGCTCTGGGCCGTTATGGTGTTTTCGTCCACCTGCAACAGCAGGTCCGTCTCCAACTGGGTATAGGCTTTCTTGGCCGCAGCGTCGAGTGCCACCGGAATGTCGTTATGTATGACGTCCGGCAGGGTGAGGTAGTCGCTGGCCTTCATGCTGATGCAGATGTCGCTGATGGCTCGCTTAATCATCTCGAAGCTGCCCTCCTTCGGGTCGTAGCTGAAGATGGTCGTGCGGTTTCGCTTGCCGGGAACGAAGTACCGGTCGCGATATGCGCCCAGCGTCCCGCACAGCCGTACACCGCCGTCCAGCAGGTAAATCTGCGCCCACAGGTCTTCAAGGCCGTTGCTGGATGGAGTGCCGGTCAGCTCCACGATTCTGCGAATCCTGCTGCGGACCAGCCGCAGGGACTTGAACCGCTTGCTCTGGGAGTTCTTGAAGCTCGAACTCTCGTCCAGCACCACCATGTCGAACGGCCACGCATTTTTGAAGTGCTCGACCAGCCACGTCACGTTCTCGCGGTTTATCACGTAGGCGTCTGCCGGCATCGCCAAAGCCCTCAGCCGCTGCTGTGATGTACCGAGGACCGGCACGACCCGCATCATCTTTAGTTGGTCCCACTTCGCGGCCTCCGTAGTCCACGTGGCCTCGGCCACCTTCTTCGGCGCGATGATGAGAGGCTTTGAAACCTCCCACCGGTTGTACCGCAGGTCCTTGATGGCCGACAGGGTGATGACCGTCTTGCCCAAGCCCATATCCAAGAACAGCCCTATCGCTGGGTCACTGATGATGCGGTCAATGCAATACTGCTGGTATGGATAGGGTACAAACTTCATGCCTCGTCACCTCCCTCGATTTCAGCAAGCAGCTCCTTCACCTCGTCGATGCCTTTGACCACGCGGGCATCGGCTCCGCGCTTCTGCATTTCTCCGATAACATACCTCTGGATTTTCGTAAGGCGGCCTGTCTCGGTCTTCAGCTCGACGAAGATGACCCGGCCTTTCGCCGTTATGATGATTCGGTCAGGCACACCTAATGTACCGGGGCTGACGAACTTCAGGCACATCCCGCCGAGCCTTTTCACACCTTCGACAAGACGCCGCTCAATTTGACTTTCTTTCATCTGTACCTCCTCGCGCGCACGCGCGCGTATAATTTGCGCGGATTAGGCGAATTAGGGAGTGTGTATTTTCTCTACTTCCTCTAATCTCTCTATTTACAGGTCTATTTAGTAGTGAATGTTCCAATGTTCCACTAACTACATAGAGTAAATAAAGAGAACTGAAAAGTTGCTTAGAACAACCGGGTGTCGTGTTTATGAACCAAATGGGGTGGAACATCGACTGGAACATTGCCGGAACAACGGAACATTGAAGGTGGAACATTGGGTGGAACATTGCTCGACTTTCCGCCCTGACTTTCGACTTTCCGCCCTGAACATCGACTTACATTCAAATGTTCCGCGAATGTTCCACTAAATGTTCCGGCTTTCATCGCACCATTTCTCTACGTCGATGCCCATATCAAGTAGCTTTCTGGTGCAGAGCCACTCGGCGTCCTCATCGTCCATCTCGTAGTATTTGACCAGCGCGTCAATCTCCACCGAGAACCGGTCGAAGAACTTCCGCAGCCGCTGTTCACCGAAGCCAAGCTGCTCGTGGAGCACATACAGAATCATCGCGTTCAGCTCGACCTCGTGCTTCCGGGTGTACTCCGCAAGCTGCCTCTCGATCTCCATGTTCATGGCCTTCTTCTCCGCAGACGTGAGAACCGCGCCATAGATTTTGCCGCCAGCCTTTTTCACCACCATGCCGATTACCTCCGCGCTCACTCTAAGAGCATTCGTGCCAACTCGATGGCGTCCTGAAGATGGTAGTAGACGTCAGGGAACCCATTCGCATGGCCCAACTCCCACGCATACGCCCAGAGGCGCTTGGCCTTTACCCGTGATAGGTCGTGGCCCACGTCCTCCTGAATCAACCGGTAGATGTCTTCGAGGATGGCGTCGCGGCGCTTGTTCTTTTCGGTGTTCAGCCGCGCCACCTCTGCCTGATAGTCGGCGTTGTTCTTCTCCACCATTTCGCGGTTCCAGCGGACAGACCTCTCCTCATCGAAGATGTGGTCAGCCCGAACCTTGCGGATGCCCGCAGGGACGCAGGACATCCGCTCCATCGCCTCGAACTCGGTGCGGATGGTCTGCCAGTCCTTGACGAGTTCCAAATCGCTTCTCTTGCTCATCTGCGGCCTCCTTGTCACACCGGGTCGATGTAGACGATGATGGCCTTTATCCAAGGCAGCGCCTCGAAGTAGACCCGGCACTCTGCTTCGGTTTGGGGCAAGGCGTTGAACTCCTCGTCCGAAAGCACGTGCTCCAAGACGTCGAACACGTCATCATCGCTCTTGAAGTAAATGCGGTCATCCTGCCGGGAGACGATGTACTCGTCCACCTCAGCCGCGCCGAACGCGGCCATGAAGTAGCCGCTATCGTCCCACGCAATGCCGCCGTCCACCATCGGGACAACCGGCAAATCGGGGTTTTCCTGCACGAGCCTGAGCAGGGTTTCGGTGTTCTTTGTCATGACGTTACCTCCCTCTGATGCGCTGGAATCCGCGCTGCTTGCCACAGTAGCCGAAGCGCAGACTTCCCGGCGTTTTCTCCCATCCGGGTATTGCCCGGAGGATGTCATTGATTTCGGTGGAATCGCTGTACCGGAAATCGCGCGGCTGGCCCCCAAAGGCTTCACACCAGATCTCCAAGGCGCATATTCTGTCGCGCTTGACGAGATTTACGCTACCCTCCACGGTGCCGTTGAGGTACAGCCGGCGCTTGTCCAGCGACCACTTCGGCCAGTCTTCCGGCACCGGCTGGTCGATGAAGTCAAGGATGATGCCCTCCTTGCTGCTGACCTCGCGGTGGGCTTCCTGTTCTTCCTTCGCTTCTTCTTCCAACTCGCCGGTCAGGAACAGGCCCTCACCAAACCGCCAGCGCATGACGGCCTCGGCCCAAATCTGGTCAATCTCCTCATCGAGCGTGTCCCACACGAGCTTCTTGCGCGGCTGGACGCCCACGTCCACCGGCCAGAACCGGCGGTTGCCCGTGCGATCTCGCAGGAACATGGCGGTGTTGGTGGTGCCGAAGAACACGCAGCAGCGCGGCAGCTCCTTGACGTGACGCCCGTAGGCCGCCCTGAATCGGTCTGCCCGCAGAGACAGGAACTGCTTGATGCGAGCCACATCTGACTGCCTGAAGGCGTCCAGCTCACCGATTTCGACCAGCCACACACCTTGCAGCAGCTCACTGGCCTCCTTGCCCTCGAAGGTGCGGATGCCATCGTTGAACCAGCCCTTGCTCATCTTGTCGAGCAACGTGGACTTGCCGATGCCCTGCGGACCGGCGAGGATGAGCATGGTGTCATATTTGCACCCCGGCGTCATCGCCCGGGCCACCGCCGCCGTGAAAGACTTCCGTGTAACGGCCCGGACGTAGGGCTTATCCTCAGCGCCGAGGTAGTCAATGAGCAGGGTATCGAGACGCGGCACACCGTCCCATTCCAGCTTGGACAGGTAGTTGCGGACGTCATTGAACTTGTGCTTCTCGCTGTGCAGGGACAGAGCACCGTCGATTTTGCCATTGCCGGTAATCTTGTAGACTTTCTCGAAGTACCAGTAGAGGCCCTGATTGTCGTTGTCTGTCCACCCCCTTCTTTTGTCAAACGCGCTCCACGGCAGGTCTCCCAGCACTTCGCCGCGTCCGGCGAACTCGTTCAGCGCGAATTTGCCCCGGAGGTTCGGGTCATTTTCAAGGATGAGCCAGATGTTGTCGATGGTAGCCTTAATCGTGCCGGTCTGCCGGTTCAGCTCCAAGTCCATTGTCCAGTCGAGGTTATCGCCCTCGCTGGCCGACGCTGATTCGGTCAGGCCGCTGAAATCGCTGACAGCAGAATCGGCCCGTTCCTTTGCAAGCTGCCGGGAGACCCGCGCGTCCTCCACAGCGAGGTTGCACATCGCCGTGTAGGATGGGAGCCTGTTCGTGGGCGTGTTTGGGTCAGCGCCATCATCGAGGTCGCCAAACTTGTGCAGGCGCACCAAGTCGAAGGCGTTGACTAACTTGCCGCAGCAGGGGTCGGTGGAGTGGTGGCTGTACAGAAACATTCCGTTGTCGTACACCACTGCTCCACCGGTCGTGCTGCCGCCAAGGTAGGTATATCTTCCTCTTGAATCATCCACCGGCGCATAGATGCTGTCGAGATAGGTGTCCATCGCGCCGTAGATGTCGTATGTCCGGCAGAACGCGCCCACCACGCCAGCCTTGCTGAGTGGGTCGCTCTGCTTCATTGCCAGTTTCTTATAGGCGTTGTCTGCACCGGGGACCTGCGGCCACTTCGAGACGTCGCGCCAATCCCCGAACTTTTCGTTCATCGCATTCAGCAGACCGTCTGCGGAGAGCATGGGCTTATCGCCGAACGTGAAGATGTACTCGCTGTCCTTGCAGCAGCTCGGCCAGTACATCAGCCGCGTGGCCTCGAACGTGGTCGGGTCAGCGAACTCAATGCCGATGCAGACGGCCATATACCGGGCCAGCGGCTCGTATTCGTCTGCCGTGACCGTGCGGTCGAGGGGCAGCAGAATACGCAGCCGGGGGCTTGCCGGTGAGTGTTTGCGAGTTGAATAGATGCAGTAGCCGCAGCCGAGCGCGTCTACGCGCTTCAGGATTTCTTCGGTGCCACCGGGCGGGATGGTGTCAAAGTCGAGGGTGATAATTTCGCGGCCTGTCACGGCCCCGGCCTTGCGGCGCGGGCCGGACAGGGTGCCAGCGACGAACCCGCCGATGTCTTTCTTGTCATCCTGTTCAGATTTTCGCAGGGAGAGGTACTCCTGCATCGTCTCTGTTGACCGGCTGGGAATTCGGAGCTTTTCGTAGAACTCCGACAGCATCAGGGTCTGCGGCTGCCAGTTCACGCTCTTTCGGTTGTTACCGACAGAGATTGTAATTTGGCGGTCATTGACCATTGGCTCCGACCTCCTTCCGTCTACCTGTATTTCTTGCCAGTTTCCTTGTCCATGAGGACGATCCGGCCCACGACCTCAAAGCCTACCAACTCTGCGCAGCCCTTCATCACGGGGATAAGGGCGCTGATGGCGGCAAGCCGGTCAGCCTCCTTGCGGCGTTCCTCCTGAGCGATGTTGCTCATGGCCTCGCCGACTGTGGGGTCAGGATAGCCCTCAGCATTTTTGTGTACGAACATGGCGTTAGTCCTTTCTGAAGAAATCGCCAACCCAGCCATCAGCGTTGAGGGGAAGGTCAGGCGCCCACGGAATCGACAGCGACATCAGCCGCACGACTTCATCGAGGTCGGCCTTCTCCGCAGGGCAGTCCACTACCACCTCGTCGTGGATGTGGAACACCACCGGGAACCCGGCGGCCTCCAACCGCTCGATGGCGATTGCAAGGCAGTCACGGGCGATGGCCTGAACGCAGTTCTCCACGAGTTTGCCCCCGTAGGTTTCGAGCTGCGTCCACTGCTTTGTTGTCTGGTTGACGCCGTAGTAGAGGATGGAGGGGCGGCCCCAAGAGTTCTCACCGAGCGAGGGCTTCGCGTAGTAGAGCTTGCGGCGGCTCGGCAGGGTGATGGTGAGGAAGTCCAACCCGTTCTCAATGTCCATCTCACGGGCCAGCATCAGCCCTCGGACGCCCGCCGGATGGCCGGTCTGGATGACAGACACCGCCGCCGATTCGAGCGAATACCAGAGGTCCACAATGCGCTTATTGGAATCCCGCCAGCGGGAAACTATGTCCGGCAGGTCGTCTTCTGGGATGCCCATTTTCAGAGCGCCCATTGCGATGAGCGCACCGGAGCTTCCCTGATAACCCAGCGCCAGTTCAGCGACCTTGCCCTTTTGCCGCAGGGCATATTCGGGGTTGCCCTTCTTAATTTTTTCCAGCGGGACGCCGAACATCTGGCTCGCCGACGCCTCGTAGATTTTGCCGTGGGTTCTGAACACTTCCAGCCGCCACTGCTCTCCCGCGAGCCACGAGATGACGCGAGCTTCGATGGCGCTGAAGTCGGCGTCCACCAGCTTGTTGCCTTCGGACGCCACGAACGACGTGCGGATGAGCTGGGACAGGGTATCAGGCACGGAGCCGTAGAGGAACCGCAGCTTGTCCTCCTGCTTGTTCCTGACGGCCTCACGAGCCAGCAGGAGCTGCCCAATGTAGGTGCGCGGGAGATTCTGAACCTGCACGAGACGGCCCGCCCAGCGGCCTGTGCGGTTGGCTCCGTAGAACTGAAGCAGCCCTCGTACCCGGCCATCGCCGCACACAGCGGCCTCGATAGCGTCGTACTTCTTGGTGCTGGTCTTACCCAGCTCCTGCCGGATTTCAAGCATCCGGTTAGCCGAGCCGGTCACAGCGTTGCTTTCCAGCATGGCGGCAACCGTGTCTTTCCGCAGATCGCTGACGGTGGTGTCCGTCTCCTTTTCCAGCCACGTCGAGAGCTGGGCGATGCTGTTCGGGTTTTCCAGCCCGGTGATGGAGATTGCCTCCTGCATGAGCCGGTCACGGGACTGCGCCCCGATTTCCAGAGCGCCGCGCACCATGCCCATGTCCACCGCCACGCCTCTGGCGTTGATGAGCAGGTCGGTCTGCCACTGTTTCTCGATGTCATCCGGCACTGGAAAGGCCGACAGCCGGCGCTCGATCTCCTTCTCGGTGGTGACGTCGCCCAGGCAGTAGGTCTTGAACAAATCCCACTTATCCGGGTCGTGCTTCGGCAGGTTGCGGTGCCGTCCACCGTTTGATTGTGTGGGGGTGCAAGGTACACAGAAGTACCGGATGAGCGCCTTGCCTACCGAGAGCTTCTGCTTTTCGGCTGGCAGACCCAGCGCCTTGCCGGTGGCGTCCAAGCCCGCTGTGTAGCCGCAGTAGAGGCCGTGCAGCATCGTGTCCCGCCACTGGTCCACCGGCAGCAGATGACCGTAGAACTTCGAGAGACAGTACCACTCGAACGCGGCGTTGTAGGCGTGTTTGATGTACTCCGGGCTTTCTATGGCTTTATAGAGCCAGTCCGGGAGAACCTCACCTTGCGCCAAATCCACAACCACCACGGGGCTGTCGTTCAGGCTGTATGCGAACAGCAGGATCTCGAAGTCCGGGCTTTGCACATACTTGTAGGCTCCGGCCTTGCCAATGGGAACACTGCTGAAGGTTTCAAGGTCAATGCTGAGATGGTGCTTCATCCTTCCCACCTCTCTCCCGCGATAACCTCCGCGTAGGCGCTCAACTGCTTGCGCTGCTTGTCGATGGCGTTATACCCGCTGGCTGAGATGATGTCGGTAGGCCACTGCTTGCCGAAAATTGCGTGAAACAGCATCCGGCCTTTGGAAATCAAGCTGTCCAGCTCATCGAGGATGTCCGAGCGATACTTGGCCTCCTCCACGATATTGCAGAGCAGCTCCCTGCGCTGTTCCTCCGTGCAATACTTCCGGGCGAGGCGCAGCAGCTTGTTCACTTTCTTCTGCGGGGAGGTGCCAAAGAACGTCCCCACGTTTATCTCAATGTACCCGTTCGGATGATTGACGCGGAACCGCTTCGCCTCCCGAGGGGTATCAAAATCAAACATAGACTTGTCCTCCTTAGAAAAAAGACACGCGACCGCTTATTCTGCGGCCGCGTGTCTTTCGCTTACTTAACCGAAATACGGCTGGCCGGTGAGGGGGTTGATAGCACCGGGCTGTACGCCCATCGGATTCCCCTGCTGAGGCTGGCCGCCATAAGGACCGTCAGCAGCACCCCACGGAGCCACACCGTCAGCAGCAGCAACGGGCGCAGGTGCGGGAGCGGCATACCCGGTGTTGGGGTAGCTCATCTGGCCCGGGGTGGTCGGCATCGCGCCGCCGTAGGCGGGAGTAGCGGGAGCAGCAACCGTCTGGCCTACGCCGGCGAAGTCTGCGGCGGCAGACGCTCCACCAGCCAGAGGCTCACCATCGCGGGTCTTCATCACGTTGCCCAGACCACAGCCCACGCCGCGCTTGCCGGCGGTATTGTAGCCGAAGAAATTGATGGTCACGCGGGCGTACATACCGCTGTAGATGTCCTGCGGCAGCAGCTCCGTGTTGATGTCGCTCTGGGACACCACCTGCGGCTTGTTCTTCGTGCTGGCAGTGATGACCCAGCAACCCTTGCACTCAGGGCCGTAGGGAGTGCCGTTCTCACGGACGCCATCGCCATCGTGGATGGGGATAGGCAGGACCGGAGGACGGACGCCGCCCCAAATCTTCGCCTGTGCGTCCTTGGCAGCAGCCTCGATGCTGGCGTCGATGTTCGCCTTCACCGCCGTGTCAGTCTTCGGGATGAGCAGCGTGACGGAATACTTCGGGGTCGCGGTGGGGTCATTGTTGTTCACACGAGGGGCCACGAGGTTCACGTAGGACAGCCGGACTTCGCCTGTCAGGACCTTGGTCGGAATGTTGTTGTACATACTGTTTTCTCCTTTCGCTCTGCGACGATTTTCTTCTTCAACGGTTTTCTTCGCCCAAATAACGCCGGGGTCGTTCTCTGTGAGAACCCTCCCGCTGGCGCACTTCACACACTTGATGCGCCAGTGACCTTGATGTCGTTCAAAATGTCCGTACCCCGGCTCCACCCAGCTTCCACAGCAATAGCAGTAGCCGGGGTACTTATTACGAGCCACTCTCGGCGACGCCGGCGAAGTCGGACGCCGCGCTGCTGAATGGCTGTCTGGAATCACTCTCGGGGGCGATGGTAGGCTTGCCCTGCGGCTTGGTCACAAACTCTCCGACCAGCTCCTTGAACTTCACAGTGCCGAGCATCTTTTCAAGCTGTGCAAGGGTCTTCGGCACACTGTCGTAAATCAACGCGCGGTCTACGCCACTTTCTTGGAGCTTGTCGAGGGCTGCGTCTTGGTCGGTCCAGCAACGGCTGCTGCGGCCCTCCACTACCTTGTAGCCGGGGATGCTTTCGCCGTTGAGCATGACTTCGAGCGCTCTCTTTTTCACGGCCTCATACCACGTCACAAGGTCTTCACCTTGCGAGAGGACGATGCCCACTTCCTCCGGGGACAGGATGGCTACGCTGTGGCTCGCAACACAGTCCTTGAAGTCATCAAAGGCGCTGATGTGCTGATTTGCCTGAGCCTTGCACATACCGTTGGCCCTACAGAACCGGCACCACTCGCCGGCGTGATATTCACCGAAGCCCATGAACGCCATCTGCGCCTTGGGCTTGATGCTTTCACCCCACGCCAGCAGCTCGTCCACGCCGCAAGTCCACCCGCCGTAGGCGTTGATGCGGGGCTGGTCGATGTAGACTGTGACGTTCTTCAGAGCATCACCGAACAGCGGCTGGTAGAGCTTCAGCGCACCGAGAGCGTACAGCATGAGCTGGGGGTTCTCCTCGGGGCTGACAGGGACGCCCTTCCCGTGCTTGTAGTCCGTGATGATGAGGGTATCGCCACCGAACATCACGCAGTCACAGCGACCAAACGCCTCCGGGACGTAATCGGAGATGTCCACCTTGACCTCAAAGGCGATGTACGGTTCATTGGCGAACTCCATCGCCCGCTCGGTCAGGTGTTCCACGTAGGTCTCAGCCGTGTGGAGCATCTCATCATCCCATACCTCATCGGTCTTCAGCTTCTTGATGACACGGTTGTACTCAGCAGCCTTCGCCTTCTTGAACTTCTTCTTGGCGGCGATCTCGCAGACGCTGTGAGCTACCGTCCCTTCGTGGGCGTACTCACTGGGCTTCTCAGGGAGCGTCGCTTCAAGTCGCGGTGCAAGTGGGCAGTTCAGCCAGCGATGGGCGCTGGACGGGGAAAGCAAGGCATGGTCACTCATATCTTCGCCCCCAGCTCTCTCAGGCCGGTAGCGAACGCGCCGAGCTGCTCAGGCTTCAGGTCCATGACGGCGTTTGCGCCGAAGGACATCAGCAGGTTCCGCAGCTCATTGACCTTGCCAGCATCCATGAGCGTCGCACCGGCGGCCATGATTTGGTCAATCGTGTACTGAGGCGGCTGTGCCAACGGGACATTGGGTGCGGGGTAATTCGGAGTAGCCTGAGCAACGGGACCGGGGCTGGGCAGCGGGTTAGGCTGAACAGGAGCGGCGGGCGCAGGAGCCGGCATCGGAGCAGGTGCAGGTGCAGGGGCGGGAGCCGGAGCAGCAGTCTGAGGATTCGTCATGGGCTGCTGCGGTGCTGCCACCGCGCCCTGCTGGGGCGTGAGCTTCGCGCCGCCCATCGCAGCAGCAAGGTTGTTGAGCGCCCCGACAAGTTCCGGTGCCTCAATAGTGATTCGCATTTCGAGCATGGTTTTGTCCTCCTTAAAAAGTTGTTCAATATTCGCTTCTGAATACATTCTCCCGATTCTCACCGGCCTCGAAGTACAGAAGCTCCGACAGCGGCTGGCAACCGCCGGCGTACCAATCAGATAGAGCTTGCTCTGCTACAGCGTAATCGTTCTCTGACACTGGCCTCGATTGACGCCAGTAGCCGTCAAACTGGTTCGGCGCAGACACGACATCCAAAACTGTATCGCCGCCAAAATTTCCGGCGCTTACCCGATTCAGGATGACCTCGCATACAAGACGCTTGTCCTGCTCCTTGTCCTCATAGCACTCACCTGCAAGGGTCAGAACCATAGCCTCGACGTCCTCATCCGACCACGGAACCTCTGGTGTAGCACTCACCATCGGTGGGGCGCTCGGCTTTGGAGTGATTAACGCATACTGCGTTTTCTCCACAACAGGGTCTGGCAAGCTCGTGTTTTGCCCTCCATCGTTGCAGGACGTGAGAAAAAGGGATACCGCGATCACGGCTACTGCGAGGGCCGGTTTTGTAACTTTGGCTATTTCAATAGTCTGCTGGATTTGAGCAAAACGAAGGAGGACAACATCATGGAAATGCAGGAGGTCATCAGCAGAGCCGAGCGGAATATTCGTCAGGCGCTGCGGGATTATGGCGCTCATACCAGCCAGACAGATGTGCTGGACGACGTGACGGACGAGTTCATATATCGCCTCGCAGCCGACAGCAGCTACGCCAAGCAAGGGCTGCGGGAGCTGTTCAGCAAGTCTCCGGTCTGGAATGAGGAGCTGGACGCGCTGGTCATCAACGGGACGCGGACGCATGACCCGGACTACGACCGGATTCACCGGTTGGCGATGCAGATTTTGGAGAAGCCGTTCAAGTCGCTGGACTACGACTACAACGACATTCTGAAAGCGATCTGCTTTTTCTCGAACCCGGACGCCAGCGAGCGCGACAGGGAGAGTTACATCGAGGCCATCAGGAAGTTGGCCCCGAAAGCCTACACGCCCACGAAGAAGCCGAGCCGCGTGTTCAAATCGCTGTGTGTGGCGCTGGGTGTTGCGGACGAAACCGCCGGCAGCGAGTTCCAGCGGCTGTACGCCCAGTTCGCTGATGAGCTGAGTGCCAAGCAGATTGGCTTTAAGCTGTTCGTCAGCATCAATCCGGCGCACTTCATCACGATGAGTAATCCGAAACGTGACAGCCGAGGCGCGACCCTCACGAGCTGCCATTCGTTCAACAGCACAGAGTACGACTACAACAACGGCTGCACCGGCTATGCGCGGGACGAGACCAGTTTCATCGTGTTCACTGTGGCAGACCCCACGGACCCGGAGACACTGAACAACCGGAAGACCACACGGCAGGTGTTCGCCTACCGTCCCGGCAGCGGGCTGCTGTTGCAGAGCAGGATGTACAACACCGCCGGTGGTGTCTACGGAGCCGCTGAGGATTCCAAGCTCTACCGCGATCTGGTGCAGCGCGAAATCTCGATGCTGGAAGATGTGCCGAACCTGTGGAAGACCTACTCGTCCATCGGGGATAAGGCCGACCTCGTTGTCGCGGGAGACGGCTTTGGCGGGTATCAGGATTGGACGTATGAGAACTTCGACGGCCATATCAGCATCCGCGCTGATTGCGATGAGGAGACCGTAGACCCGCTCGACATCGGCACTCGCGGCCTGTGCATTGTCTGCGGATGTCCAATCAGCGATGGTCTTTACTGCGAAGACTGCAAGAATGGCGGGGATTGTTGCTGTGACGAGTGCGGCGGCTATTTCGATGAGGACGATATGCGGGACGTCCGAGATTCGCGGGGCAACTGGATCTCGGTCTGTGAGAATTGCCGCGATGAGTATTACACCTACTGCGATGAGTGTGAGGAATACTGGCCGAATGACTGCGTGAGCTATATCGACGGCGTGGACTACTGTGACAGCTGCCGCGATGAATACTGCGAACGGTGTGAGGAATGCGGCGAGTGGCACCGCCGGGATAATATGTATCGGGCGTACCGCAACGGCAACGAAGTGTGGGTATGCGAGGATTGCCGAGAGGACTATTACTACTGCGAGAAGTGCGATGACCTGTATCACTGCGATGATATGAACACAGTCTACACGCCACAGGGCGAGCTGATGGTTTGCGATGACTGCGTGGAGGATTATGACCGTTGCCCGCATTGTGAAGAACTGATTGAGATGAACGACGACGGCACCTGCCCGAATTGCGGAGCCGTCATTGAGGAACAGGAGGCTGAAGCTGTATGAAACCGTTGGAAGATTACCTGAGACCCACCCAGAAGGAGCTGTTCTCCAAGCTGTGCGCCATGTATCGTGACCGCGCGGTCATCTGCAAGAACAAGTACATCATCGTCCGTGGAGAAGCGCCGGTTATGCTGCTGGCCCACCTCGACACGGTTCACAAGGAGCCGGTGAAGCATATCTGCAAGAACGGGAACGGCAACATCCTGATGTCCCCGCAGGGTATCGGCGGCGATGACCGGTGCGGCGTCTACGCGCTGACCGCTGTCTATGAGCAGTCGCGGGTCAAGCCGTGGCTCCTGTTCACCTGCGATGAGGAGATTGGCTGCGTCGGGGCCGAAGCGTTCTGTTCCCGACACGAGGCCGGCAAGACCCCGAAGGGCCTCGACGAGCTGAAGCTGCTCATCGAGATCGACCGGAAGGGCCGGAACGATGCGGTGTACTACGACTGTGACAACCCGGAGTTCGAGGCTTACATCACCAGCAAGGGCTTTGAGACGCAGTGTGGTTCGCTCAGTGACATCTCCTACGTCGCGCCGGAGCTGGGCGTGGCGGCGGTCAACCTCTCGTCTGGTTACTACAACGCGCACACGCAGCACGAGTACATCAACCGCAAGCACCTGAACGCGACGGTGAAGAAGGTCCTCGAAATCGTGGCCGACGCTGCGCAGCCGGACTTCCCGAAGTATGAGTACATCGAGCGGAAGTTCTACCGCAGAGGTGGCGGTCTCGGTGGCTGGGGTGGCTACCGGTACTGGGACGATTGGGATTACCGGGGGCTTGGGAGCGCGAAAGCCCCCGCCGAAGAAGATGACTTCGACGAGGGCGAGGTAGACATGGACAGCATTCCCGAGGACATCCGCGATGAGTATTTCGCTCTGCTGGACTTCTACAGCCCGGAGGAGCTGGAAAGCGTCAGAGCCGAGATGGGTGACGCCGGCATCTCCATGCTGTGCCAGTCCGAGTTCGGCGATGACTACTACGGTATGTTCGGAGATTACAGAGAGGAGGTTGTTTCGCAATGACGCTTCAGGCCAAAGAGTTCGACCTGCTGGTCGAGATTTACAAGCACCTCAGTTCGGATGGGCAGAGACCGGAATTGGCGGTGGCTTTGCTCCGGGTCATTAACCGGACGAATGCTGAGAGGGAGCGGGCTTGGGCGGCGAGGCACCGTCCCGGCCCCATCCCGAAAAGCATTAGGCAGAAGTTAGAGCGAGAGGACAAGCCGTTGATGATACGGCTGTTGGAAGCGGGCTATCCGTATTCCGAGATGGACCACCACGAATCCGACCTGTACGTCTATGTCACGCCGGTGTCAACGCGGGTTATTGAGCAGTGGTGCAGAGAGCATCGGTTCGACCGGACGTGGCACTGTCCAACATTCTACGACCAGCTCACTGGGCGGCTGATGTATGACTGCGCGTTTCAGTATTTTGAGGAGGTGAGCGACCGTGTATTGCAATCCAGATAAGTGCCCGCACTGCCAGTACATTGGCGAGGGCGATAGCTGGTGCGATGAAATCCACGAGATCGTGCTTTCCGACTGGGAGCCGACCGAGCACTACATGGGGCAGGGCTGTCCCTATCTGGCCCAGCCCGGGCGTAGAAAGCGCCGCCGGAACCGGAAGAAGAAAGGCCCGGACGCCGGCACGGTTGTGAAGTACGCCATCCTGACCCTGCTCGGCATCTGGCTGTACCGCCTCGGCGCTGACTATGCCTATGCCCAGCGCGGCTACTTCGCGGTGGGTGGCGAGGTCTTGGCTCTCCTGCTCCCCTACTTCTACTGGGCTGTGAGCCGCACGGTCAAGGACTTCGTTGCGGACGTGAAACGGAGGTGAGCGGTGGTGACTGTAGAGAAGATTATTGCAGAGCTGAAGATTGGCGGGTATCTGGACGCCGCCGAGTACATCGAGCGCCAGTTCGCCACCATCAACCGGACTGCTGAGTTCGGTTACATGAAAGCGTTCATTGTTGAGGGCGATTTCACGGATGATGCTTACCGCTCACAGCTCCGAGCGTTGTGGACAGCCTACTGCCTCCACCACAATCTCGATGTGGACACGCTGGAATACGACGATGACCTGCTCGGCTTGTGGAGTGAGATGCACAAGCTGGGAAATGCAAACGGCTGGTCGGAGTACGGAGAGTTTGTCGAATTCATGTGTGGCTTGTTGGTGTGATGTCTCGATTGACAGTAAAATTTCTTGAAAAATATTCTGAAAAACACTTGACGGTACAACGCTATCGTGGTAGAATGTAGATAGTGAAAAACAAATCACAAGACCACGGAGGTTGATGAAGATGATGAAGCATGAGTTTGAGGCGCTGGCCGGCTATGAGGTTTCCTTCGAGGACTACAACCGCGTCATTGAACCGATGTATATGGCAACAGAGCTGAGCAAGGAAGACTTCGTTAAGTGCATCGACCGCAAGCGGTTTGCCCTTCCGACCAAAGCCGAGCTGCTCGCCGCGATGCGGAAGGAGGCCAAGCACCTCTATGACATTTGCGGTCGGTGCTGCGACTTCGAGAGCGAGCAGCGGCTGGAACGTCTGGCGCACACCTACCTGAAGCGGGTCTATGGCGTTGACTGGACGGTTGACAGCCAAGCATATGCGTTCTTCCTGAAGGGCTATGAGTACCCGGACATCCAGCGGGGTTGCACCTATCCAAGAGAGCTTGTGTTGGGTCGGGGCAACCGTGAGTATGAGCGAATCGCTTTGGTGAAGAAAGTCGCCTGAGCGTTGTGAGAGCTGACCTATCGGCTGAACGGGGAGAAAGGAAAGAGCATGAACGTCACGAGAGAAGAAAAGATGGCCGAGGCCATTGAGCGCATGAAGGCTCTCCGGGTCTTCAAGCCCACCATCAAGCAGTTCAAGGATGATGGCTATATCAGCATCAGCGAGCCGCCCTTCGGCGCGTTCTACTGGGCAGAGGGTGATGACCTGAAGCGCATCCGTGAGTTTGAGGAGCAGAACAACGCGCTGGTCTATCTGGTGGTCCGCAGCTATACGACCTTTGGCAAGATGGACTGCTACCTGTACGTCAGCGACTACCCGGAGGAGTGGGCGCAGGATCGCGATGACATCAAGGAGATGCAGCCGCTCGCCTACGTGTACAACCACGATATGCCAGACTGCTCCGAGTTCGGTTGCGTCGGCATTGCGGGTACGCCGGCGGCGGGTCTGCGCCGGACATGGTGAGAGGAGGCACAGAATGAAAGAGATTTGCAGTCTGGCCTTTGAGCCAGCAGTCGATGCCATCCGGCACACGAAGACCGTGATGTACAAGCACGGTGTCTGGAATGAGTATGCGGAACGTCCGACTGAGGACGTCATCAAGAGCATCCAGAACAGCGGGTACGGAGCGGATGTTCGGTATGACGAGGCAACCGACCGGTATTTTGTCAGCATCCCCTGCGACGCTGATATGTGGTGAGGAGGTGAACAGCATGAGTGGAGAGATGATGACCTTCCCGAGCAAGTGGGAACAGTTCTTGCATGACTATGAGTTCGAGGACGCCAGACGGATTTACACCAACGGCTCCCGCCTGATTCCGTCCTTTCGGGTCAAGCAGATGATGGAGCACTACGCGCCCAGCGTCGAACAGACCGGATGGTATGGTGTTGTTCGCTGGTGCGCCGAGGACGTGATCGCCGCCGCAGAGCAGAATGGTGTTACGCTCACCGAGGCGCAGGCCGAGAAGTGGCTGGAAAAGAACGAGCGCTGGTTCAAGGAGATGCTCACTGAGTACGGCAATGAAGTGCTGGCCTCTGCCAGCAAGGAGAGTTTTGAGGAGGTGTGTAAGGTATGACGAACGAATCTCGTGAGTTTGAGGTGGAGCTTGAACTGAAGGCGCGTGTGGCAACGCAGGACATTGATGACATCATGTGCGCGGCGCTGGAAGGCGGTATTACCGGATGGTGTAGAGCGGCAAAGCCGGTCGGCAAGATGCTTGGCGAGTACGGCCATGAACAGATTGCGCGCGGTGGCTCCCTCATGCTCTATGATGCTGAGAGCAGCGATAAGTGGGAGCTGACGCTGGACAAGTTCCTGCGCGGGCTGGCTCTCGCCATTGAAAGTGGGGCATCTGTGACCATCGACGCTGAGAGCGGCTACATCGATACTTCAGACGTAGACGCTGAGTGCGCCGACATGATTATCCAGTTCGCCTTGTTCGGCGATTTGGTGTTCGGGTGAGCGTGGAAAGGAGGAACCGTGAGTGGAAATCCGAATGATTACGAAAGCAGAGGCTGATGACATTATCGCCACCCGCGAGCCGCGCGGCCTGTTCTATCTGGACACTGGCAAGAGCTTCGTCGGCATCGACAACAGCACTGGCTACGCATGGACGGAGGAGTTCGATACCCTGCCGAAGTGCAGAGCATGGCTGTTGCAGGAGCCAGACAGTGGGCCGGAGCCGCGCACCTACGTTGTGACCGAACAGTGCTCCAACTGCGAGCGGGAGGTCGAGATTCACGGCTGGGACACCGAGCGGGACGGCTATCAGGCATTCTGCCCGTATTGCGGAGGGGTGCTCATGCTCTGCGACGAGTGCCAGCACAGTGAGCAGCGCCAGCCCTGTGATTTCGACGCGGACACTGGCCTGTGCCGGCACCGCCGGAAGGTCAGCCGATAAGTACGAACGAAAGGAGTGCTCTGAATGAAGAAGCTGAGAGTGTTCGGCCACACCGAAGTCACGGTGTCCGTCGCCATCGAGGTTGACGATGACGAGGAGCTGGATGAGGATGAAATCTATGCGCGAGCGGAAGAAGTCTTTGGCGGCATCGGCTGCTTCGCCGGTAACGGCGGGACGGACAAGCTCATCGGCGTATATGGCTGGAACGAGACCATAGCCGCTGACAACGAGGTGGTGTTCGACGATTACGCCGAAGATGATTACAGGAGCTGAGAAAGGAGAAGGCATTATGAACATCAACAGAGGAGACATCTGGTACATAGGCAACGGCTATCCTGCCGTTGGCAGCGAGCAGCGTCCGGGCCGCCCCGCCGTGGTGGTCTCAAACCAGCAGAACAACCGGTACGGCGAGGTCGTGGAGGTGATATACCTCACGACTGCACCGAAGCGCGATCTGCCGACCCACGTCACCATCCGCAGCTCGGGCCGCGTCAGCACCGCGCTCTGTGAGCAAATCTCCACGGTATCAGTGGAGCGGCTTGGGAACTACTGCGGCCACGTGTCGGACAGCGAGCTGACCGCGATTGAGAACGCCATGCTTATCTCGCTGGGCATCCAGCTTGCGCCGGTGAGCGAGGAAAGTGAGGAGACCCCCCCCATGCCGGAATCACGGCTCGCCGAAGTCGAAGCTCGGTGCCGTGTCTTGCAGGAGCTGTATGACGCTCTGCTGGACAGGTTCGTCAAGGCTGGATGAGAACATAAAAAAGCCTCACGCGGCTCGAAGGGCAGCGTGAGGCAAAAGTAAGGAGGTTGTCAGCATTGCCGGAGAAAAAGTCAGATGCGGTGCGACGGCTCGTAGCAGCCGGCGAGTACCAAAAGGCGCTCGGCATCGCAAAAGACTTCCGGCTTGGCATCGGTCAGGAGGAACGAAATGCGATGCGTCTGGCGTATGAGTGCATGGTCTGGCCCGACTTTTACAAACAGGTGGGCCGGGACGTCAGGAGCGAGATAAAGGCCGGCGTGGAAGTCTTGGTTAAGCTGTATGGAGCCTGATGGTATTGACACGACATCGTGGTATGTGGTACAATGTCCACAAGGAGGCGATGACGTGGATAGAAAAAGTACGCAAGCTCACATCGACGCGAATGCACGGTATGACAAGAAAGCATACGCTCGTGTGCTGCTCCGTGTTCGGAACGACAGCGAGCTGAATCTTGATGCCATCCGTGCTCACATCGCAGAGCGTGGCGAGAGCTTGAATGGCTTCATCATGCGAGCTATTGCAGAGACGATAGATCGTGATAAACAGCAAAATGCTAAGGAACCCGCCGAGTGAGGCGGGTTCGTTTTATGCTCGGAATCTCGACCATCAGTGATATTTTCCGAAAAATTTTCTGAAAAACCATTGACAAAACCACGATAGCGTGGTAGAATGATGATAGTGAAAAACAACACGCCACCTACAAGTCGAAGGAGGAACACCTGATGATTAAGACGTTCAAGCAGTTGGTAGCCCTCATTTCGGAAATCAACTCCGAAGATGACCGCAGCTATACGCTCGGTGAGATTGACCGCTCTTTCGAGCGAGAGAAGATTTCGTGGAGCGACCACGAGATGCTCTATCAGCTCGCTTGCAAGGTGGCTGCGTGAAGAAAGGATGGAGCATGATGAATCGACAGGTCTACGGTTACGTCAATGGCAAGGCCGTTTACAGCGGCGAAGATTTCGTCTTTGAGAAGCGGGGCTTCGGCCCCATCAGCGATGACACCGCGCTTATCGCCTACGCAGAGAAGGTGACACACGGCTGGCACAGCGCCGGCTGGAAGCGCACCTTCACCACGTTCTTCCTCGACACCTACGAGGTCAGCCGGGAGTTCACGAAGGCGGAGTTCGCCAGACTTCAGGAGCTTCAGCGGCAAGCGCGAGCTGAGAAGCGGGCTGCTGATGAGGCCCGGTGCTGGAAGAAGGTCGGCACCTACGCATACGCAGACAACAGCGTCGAGGAGGTGTGGGAGGACAAGGACGGCAACCGCAAGACGGTGATGGCCGTTTACCCCCACGGGGACGCTTGCTGAAGCTCTGGGTGGCTTTCTCAATCCGGCAGAAATCCGACTATCGGTGAATTTTTCCGAAAAATTTTCTCGAAAACTCTTGACAATACAACGCTATCGTGGTAGAATGATGACAATGAAACAAACCACACCAACTACGAAAGCGGGAGGTCAGAGCAATGAGCTATGTGTATGCAGCGATTGGACACTTCAAGGGTTCCGAGAACACGACCTGTGTGGCGAGCACCAACCTCACAAAGAAAGCGTTTCAGGATGACCTGCGCGGGAATGAGTTCGTGGCTTATGCCGTCCTGACTGAGTGGATGTTCGACAGGCTGATGTCTCTGGACGGCCTTGACCGGTGGGAACAGGTGAAGAAGCTGACCTCGAACTACCGGAAGTGGCGTGAGCTGGACGATTACATCGAGCAGTGCGGTGACATCATTGCCAGCAAGATGCAGGCGGCAAGAGAAGTTGAGTATATGGCGTGAAGCCGAAACGCCCAGCAGGGCGTCGCCGGGAGCTGCCCTACCCGGCCTGATGATGGCAGGGCAAAAAAGTAGCGGGTCTATATAGGCAAATCCGGCAGGCTATCTTAAAGAATTGCGCTTCAACATAATAAGTGCAGACGAGTATTCTT